GATAAGATCGACTTGAACATTCTTGTTATGCTCAGTGACGATAGCAAATGCTTGCTGCCAATTCGGGCTAGATACGTATTTGGCGGCCTTTACATTCATTGCATGTCCTACCTCAACTCCATGCAGTACGCGCCTTACAGAGCCATTGTAGGCCTCAGAAACGGCACTCCTGCCCGCACGATGCGTATGCCCCATAATTACTGAAACACCCATGCGCTTGGCTTGGTTCAATGCCGACATTCCGGGATTAGGGTTCAATGCCCCTAGATCGCCATGAATGGCTACCCAGCCTTTAGCGATCGGATATGGGTCTTTCCAGTACTTAATGCCCATCTCGTCTAGCTTTAGGAACTTCTCGAACTTTAACTCTGGCAGAGCCAAGAACGCAGGTATCTTTTTCATGATTACATTGTAAAGTCGATCGGTATGATTAGAACGAATGACTACCGCTTCCTTAGCGTACTCGGTCAAAGACCAGAGAACATCGACCGTATGGTCTCTATCGGCAGCTAGTGTCTGCTCGTACCATCCAGGTGTGCCTTCGTGCCATCGGCTGATCTGTGGCAGGTCGATTTCATCTCCGATAGTAACGACAATATCGGGGCGAAATGCTTTAATAAAACTCGCGAGATTTCTAACAAATACTGGATCCTCGTAAGGGCATTGAAGGTCTGGCACAACTACGGTGCGTTTCATGATTAATCCTCATCGTCATCGTCGTATGGGATCTCGCCCGGTAAATTAGGAAGCCAGTTAGGTGTAGGCAAGATTGTTGCAGGATAAGTTAAAGGTTCAAGCAGAAGAGCAAGAGCCATTTCAGTGGTAAAGCCAGCACGTCTAAGCGATTTATAGTATTCATTCAACCCGATGCAGTATTGATCGAGTATTGAGTAAGCCTCTAGATCGATAGTCTTTTTACGTGCCATAAGATAAGTGTTACTTACCTAACATTTCAATTATTGTATCGACACGCGCTTCTAGACGATTAACTTGATCTTTTAAGGATGAACCGCTATTCGGCTTCAATTCCGCTAAATAATGCTTCACCAGGAACTGGAGCATCGCAGTGACACCACCCAGCACCGTCACGATCGCTACTGCAATAGCAGCCCAATCTTGCGCGCTCATTTTTTGGGTGTGGCATAGCCAAAGACTCCAGCCAATACTGCCCAAAGAATTGAACGGTAATCAGCTGCAAAGTTTGATGCTGCCCATGCTGATAGAAATGCGCCTGCGGTCAGTACTGCTGGGTTTTTCATATTCATTTAATTGATGCTCCTAGTAGCGGTATTTGAAAGAATGAACCATCTTGATCGCCTTTGCTAGTAAAAGATACGTGCATATGATGGCGATGCTTATTGATCCCCGTATACGTGCGCCAACGCCAGGCGCTTTTGGCGCTGGCAATCTTGCCGTCGAAGATGATGTATTTAAGGCGCTTATCAGACTTTGCCAGGAGACGAAGTTGATCCGCCAAATCAGGCATAATGTCTGGCTTTGCTTTGCCGGACAAATCGCGATCAACATCGATGGCACGTACCCAGCCTTGCTCATCTGGATTATGGTCAGACTTACGAGCTGAGTGGCGAGTATCGCCGATCCAGCCGTCTGAGGTACGGTCACGATCGCTGAAACAATCATCAAACTGCTCGCGAAGTTGTTGCCCTGCTTTGCATAATTTAGGCTTCAATTCCTAGTTCCTTCGCATCTAAATCACAACGCTGGCAATTCCATCTAAAAAGATCATTTAGAAATAATTCTTTATGACCACAATCTGGACGTGGGCCGATAAAAGCATCCGCATCTGGATCATAAGAGTCACCAATAGCTGCATACTTATAGCGAATTTTACTGTTATATGAAGTACGTACACATTTTTGGCCTTTAAAATTACCATACCAAGTTTCAGGATCAAGTCCTTCAATTAATTCAGTTTCATCAATGCCAGTGATTACATCTGTAACAATATTATTTTCATCTAAAAATGCATAGTGTGCCATTATGTCCAACTCACATTCCCAGTGCCAGCGGTAATTGTTGTAACTTTAAAACCACCGCTTGGTGCTGCTGTTGATCCTGTTAGACCTGCGCCGATAGTAATCGTGCGAGTGTCTGGGTATTTTAGAATAACAATACCTGAACCACCTGCTCCAGATTGTGCAGAGCCTCCGTAAACTCCGCCACCACCACCGCCAGTATTGGCTGTGCCGTTTCCGCCTGCGTTTGACAAGTTGCTGTTACCGCCTGCTCCACCGCCGCCTGCGCCGCCAGAACCAACTCCACTACCAAAACTTGCACCGCCACCACCACCTGCGCGTGTTACTGATGATCCAGTAATTGTTGATGCAACACCTGCACCACCATTTCCACCAGTACCACCTGAAACTGATGATGCACCTATAGCGCCTGCACCACCACCACCGCCGCCGCCGTAAGATGATCCAGAATAAGTTCCACCAATACCGCCTGCATAACCTTGATTAGCAGTACCTGAACCACCAGTTGATCCGCCAGTAGCTGCACCACCACCGCCACCAGATCCACCATTATTGCCTAGAGAAGCTGCGCCGTTACGACCACGCGCTCCACCACCGCCGCCAGTACAAGTTATTGTGCTAAAGAATGAAGTGCCGCCATCTCCACCGTTTGAATTAGAACCGACTATACGTTCAGCACCACCACCACCAATTTGTACTGAATAATTTTGAGATAAATTTAAACCAATAGCAGACTCAGCAGAAGCTCCGCCGCCAGATGTTCCAGCAGATGTCCGGTATCCACCAGCACCACCGCCGCCAGATCCTGCGCCAGCGTTATCTTGGCCACCACCACCACCACCTGCAATGACTAGAAAATCAGCAAAAAAATCTACGCCGCCTGCGCTAGCAAAAATTCCAAGAATTGGGGACATTATGAGAGATCACCAATTACCGTGAAACTATTTCCATTTGTGCAAATAATTGATGCTGCGCTGTATTGTTTTTTCAATTTTGGAGCAGAAGCAGTTGCGCCTGTTGAAGTAATAGTGACACCAGAGCCTTGCGCCAAAGTAACTTGACCAGCACCGATTTGCTGAATGTTGATGATGTTGCCAGCAGTAAACACTGAGGGAGGAATTGTAAGCGTAATTCCTGATGCATTTGAAAGAGTAACTAATTTACCAAGATCGGCTGCAACTAGTGTATAAGTTGTACCCGTCTGAGCATTAAATGAAAGTGTTGTATCGTCTTGCTCGATCCAGGTGAAATCAAGATCTGTGCCCGATGCTTTAGATAGCACCTGACCAGTTGTGCCACCTTTAAGATCGACCATTGCTGTATCTATATCCTGACCAAGGGCTGCGATGGCTGTTGCGCCGTCCTTCACCAAGTCAGTTGATTGAGGTATATCCCAACCAAAGTTAGTTGTTGTTGTTGCCATTAGGCTACTGCTCCTATCGCGTTATTCCATGTTAGGGTATTAGACAAAGTATTCCAAGACTCAGCCGCGTCCACTTGGTACCATTTTACCGCAACTTGGCTGAATGCTATTGGAGAAGCGTTAAAAGTTATACTCAAGTCGTTGTAGGAAGCCTGAAATCTCCAGCCCTCGATATAACCCTGAAATGATCCATCTGAGATATTACCGGGTAGGTTTTGGATCCAAACTGGCTGACCCATGAAAATATTAAGCAAAGCATCTCGATCGGCAGAGTCAATTTCAGGATTGCCAAGAGGAAAGGTAATTGACTCAAATTTGGATTGAGGATAAGCGCGAAGGGCAATATATCTATCGGCCAATTCTTCTGCATCTGGGGTGTCCTTAATGCGTGAAGTATAAGTCTCCGCGTACATCCCATAAGTTGCTTGGCTGATTAAATCTTCGGCCGTGTATTGGCTAGCGCCAGAAGTGCCATAATTAAGATGATATTTGTTTCGAAGATCGCCTGATTTAGTTGTTGATGCCAGGCCTGATCCAAGAGCTTGATTAGCATCAAGAATTGTGTAGCCATTAGCCTGTAAATACGTTTGACGATGTACTGAGTCTGCATATCCAATATTGCCCTGAGCATCCTCGTAAAGTACCCCTAAAGCTGAGTTAGCGATCGCAGTGGTTAAAGAGTACAAATCGGTATCTTGCGAAGATCTGGCAATCATTGAATAACTGCCCGGACGATCAATATCACCTAAACCAATATTGACGGCATTTTCCCAAGTCTCAGTTGGGTCATAAGTTGCCCACGTTTGGGCTGCTGGTACTTCATTCCATTGGCCTAAAAGATAACCTGATAAAAGCGTGTAAATCTGATCGCCATCCTCATCGACCGATAAAACGCCAGCATCGATGATTTTAGGCAGTTTAGATAATGCGCCAAGTGCAGTAATAGTGGCGATGGTGGTATTAGCAACTGATCCGGTCTGATCTACTGAAATAGTAAAATCACTGATATATCCACCAAAAATCGGAACATAATCGCCAGAAGAGTCAGTTACCTCGATTGCCATACCTGTGCCGACATTAAAAGGATAACTAGAATTATCAAGATTTAAAAGCTGTACTTGACAATAACCAGCAACGGGTTGCGCATAAATATCAGTTCTACCTGAAGTTACAATTAAATTTGCAAGCGTAACATCGGTGACGGTTTGACCATTAATCTTTACCAACCAGGATGGTGTGTATTCAGCCATTTAAAATGCCAAAGCTGTTGCGCCTAAAGTGCCTCTGGCGCTTGATTGGTTGAGTACATTGATAATTGTTCTTGCTGTACCTTCAGTATCAAGTGCGCCATTTACGGTTATATTGTTATTAACCATCTGAGTCGCGGACATGCCAGCAGCAGAAGGAACGCTCAAACCTGTATCAAAAGAAGTGCGGCTAAATGGGTTCAAAGATGAACCAACTTGCTTGGCTATATCAATCACGCGCTTGATTTTGTTGTAAAGATCATCGAAAAATGAAACTACCTTGGCAAGGCCATCGATCAAACCAGCCACGAAGCCGCCTAGCACGTCAAACGCTTTGCCCAATACCTTGCCTAGGATTGGCGCTAGCACGTCTCTAGCAAATTCCGCTATGCCTTTAAATAAAGCGTAAAGAGGCTTTAGTTCATCGCTATTCTCAGCTAGTGAGTCGCGTACTTTATTAAAGCCTGAGCGAAGGCCGTCCACGATTGGGGTTAAGAATTCTATAACCGGGCGAAGCTTCTCCCCCAGATTGTTGGTGAAATCAGCAATCGCAGGGATCACTTTATTTACGACTATTTCAACCAATGGGGTTATCGCTGTCAGAATATAAGAGCCGACGGTTTCCTTGCCTTCGTCAAAGGCCACTTGTAAACGACTTAATTTTCCTTGAAATGTATCGGCTTGTTTTGAGGCTTGATTTTCAAAAGTTCCAGCAAGTTTAGCTGTGATTTGGTCGAATGAAAGAGTTTTAAGTTCAGCCTTATCAATACCAACCCCTAGGCGGCCTAAGCCTGCCAGATTGCCCTCTTGGGCCTTTGAAAGGGCTTCTGTGACCTGCTGAAGGGATTTGCCACTACCAGCCGCAATATCAAGTGCAAGGGTCTGTAAACGCTGCGCCTTGTCAAGATCTTTGGTGGCGCGAGTCAAGCGATCTAGTGATGGACGAAGTTCTTCGTCTGAAACGCCAGTAGCCAAAGAAGTCTGAAGAATGTAATCCTCAGTGGCTTTAATCTGAGCTTCTGTTGCGTTTGTAACATTTTTTAAAGTGTTGGCTAACTTGGCTTGTGCTGCTTCATCCTCGATGGCTGACTTGACGCCATCTACTGCTAACTTGCCAGCATAAGCAACCGCAGCCGCCCCAGCAACGGCAAATGCTACGCCAGCCTTCTTACCAAACTCACTGATTTTATCGCCAAAGGATTGAACGTCTTTGGAGCCAGTGTCAAGGCTTTTCTTTAAATTATCGACATCGCCAAGGATGGATAACTTAAGCGTTCTATTGCCTGCCATTAGTCCCACTCCTTCAAAATGCGATCAAATGCGCTTTCCCATTTACGAATTAACTCTGGCTGGATTTTGCGCAAAGTCGAATAGATGAAATATCCGCTGTTGCCGCGACCCTGACGAGGTGTGCGAGTTGGGAACTGCTTGTATTGCCTTGAACCAAATTCCATGCCGTAAAGCAAGTCTAAGGTTGAACCGCCACCAGAAAACTTTTGACGTGCAAAGCCATAACTGAATTCACCGACTTTAGAAGTCTTTGAAATCTTTACGCCATCTGCAATTCTGCGAGCAGCAGTACCGGACACTTGACGTGTCGCTGCTGTCTGCTTAATTTCAGCCGCTGCATATTCAGCAAGAGCCGAAGACTCCTTTTTGGCTTCCTCGGCCGCTGCCGCGTCCATGGCTTTAAATGCCGTGATGATCGAGCGCAGTTCTCGCTTATCGTAGGTGATTGCATCACTTGCCACGATTTCGCTCCTTTAGTACATCGATCGCCGTGTAAATATCTTCTGCCGTTTGCCACTCAGACATTGGTATCCCAGTGGCTATTGCCAGTTCAACTATTAGTCGGCCGACACTTCCTGGTTGATGACTTTTGGGTCACCATCCTCCGTATCTATGTCGACTACGGTTTCCATCCAAGCCTCAAAAGGCTTAATTGGCTTACCGCCTGCTTCACGTTTAAGAGCTGAATAAGCAACAAATAGAAGATCCCAGATACCTGAGAATTCTCTAATGGATTTCTTTTCTGCTCTTTCCCACTTAGCAAAATCAGGTGGATAGGCAACAACCGTTGCCATATCCCCTGACCCGTATGTAATTGTTAATTGCTTTTGCATGCTCCCGATTTCCTATCTCTTAGCTGAATGTTTCTGTTGGCATTCCAACGACGGTCATAGTCCAAGTATCTGTCTGAGCATCTGGGCCTGTTCCGTTTACTGATGGGAACACTGGCAAGATGTTGCAAGCAAATACTGCGCCTGTAACTGCTGTCAATGATACTGCCAAAGTTGTATTTGGTGCGCTTTCGCACGCTGTCCACATAGCCTCAAATAGTGAACCTGAAGCGCCCCAATCGGCAAGTAGTTCAACT